TTACATCTCTAAAATCATTTATTCTCCAATCTCTTTCAGCTCTATCTATTACAACTGATGTAGCATTGTTAGTAGTTTGATTCTCATAAAAATCTGCTGGGTTAGCTTGTAAATTTTTAGCAATCAATTGTACTTCACCAGATATTTGTCTGTTATTATAAACTGTTAATCTGTTAAATGTAACATTTCTTTCTTCATAATAATCTTGATTTACTGCATCATATTTTTTAGCAATAGTTTGTAACATAATATCTTCCCATAGTCTTGTAGTTATAGGATTAGATACTGATACTGTTTCAATTATATGTGAGTAAAGAGTATCATAATACTTTTGATATAATCCTTGAATATTATGTTCCCACTCTGTTTCTCCATCAGCTGAGTAAAAAGTATTTTGGTCTTGAGAATAGAATAGTGGAAGATAAGAATGAAATGATACCCAAGTTTTAGTTAGCAATGAAAATGAAATAGTAAATGATTTATTTTCAAAAAATGTAGCATCATTAAAAATAATGTTTGTAAAATCTTCTTTAAATCCATAATACACAAAGTTATTAGTGTCTATATTAAAATATACTGAACCAGGAATTAATCCTACATAACCAGCATCAATACTTATTATTTGAAAATTATTTACATAGTTAGGTCTTAATAAATAATCTCTTTTAGTAAAGATAACTCTTTGATGTCTTGGGTCAAATACTGAATGAATACCTATACCATTAGGATTATTAGGATTGTCAGCATTAGGGAATACTTCACCTGTAAGGTCAAAGAATTGTTGAGCAAGATATGGTTTAAGATATTCTTGAAACCAATTATACATACCTTCACCACTTATTTTTGCTAACCCTCCTTCTGCACCACTAACAAGATATAAACTCTTTTCATATTCAGAAGCATAAAATATACCAAGAGGTGATTTAAGAATACTCCATTTATGATTAGTACCTGCACTACCCATATCTGAATCTACCATTTTTCTTGGAGGTATTGAGAAGTATTCTCCAGTACCTATAAATGTAACTACTTCATTAACAATACTTTGTTGTACATTTTGAGGTAGTAACCATAAACACTCTTCAGTAAATACAAACAATGAATTATTCTTTCTTACTAATCCTGTAATGCCACCATGCTCTGCTTCTATATCTCTATAATTGTTAGCTAAAAATACTCTATAGTTATCACTTAGTTCTTCTTGAAAACTTGTTTCAGAATAATATACTCTATCAGGAAAAGACTCTAAACAATCTGAACAACAATCATAAAGAGATGGTAATGGAAAATAAACTTTTTGTTTATCCATTCTACTAAAGTCAACATTATAGTGATATATCTCTGGACAACAACTTGACTTGGCTAAATATTTCTTTTTATCTTCATCAAAGAATAACCATCTATCTCTAAAGTATTCTTCTATATCTTGTGTATAATTATAATAACTACCACAAACATTATTTTCTACTTGTCTTAAAGCAGTATTAATTTCTGATTCTACATATACTCCAACAAGATGTTCATTAGCATAAAATAAACAATTACCAAGACTAACTGACATGCTATCTAATTCAGGGTCTTGACATAATACATCTAATTCACTTTGTTTAAATGCATTCCAAAATGCAGCTATTTTTGTTGCAGTTACTCCTACAGCAGCACCACCTATTGCAAGAACTAAAACCCACACAGGTGCTCCTGCACCCACTGTTACTATAGTTATTACTAATGCTGCAACAATAGCAAGTGCTGTAATTATTTCATCAAAGAATCCTGAAAATGATTCTCTTACTAATGAGTTAGATAAATTAAAATGTGTAATAGATACATCACCTGCATATAATCCAAAATCATCAGTTTTTGAATTTGCTTTCAACATACAATTATGCATCTTATAATACTTAATAGAGTTTAATTGACAATGAACATTTCTATCTACTCTCATAGTTATGTAAGAAATATTCCTTTCATCTAATCCTTGATTAGGAGGAAACAATTGTCCAGTCTTAATCATTTGTACTCTATTAGACCAAGATAAATTATACATTCTTCTACCTGGTTCATAAGTATCATCATAAGATAAAGCATCCATTGCAAGTATTTTTAACCTGCAAAGATTTCTACCTGTAAATACACCATTAGTTACTCCACTATAATTTTGAACTCTAACTTCTATTCCACTATCCCAATCACCTATAAATGTTCCTACTCCATCATATCTTTCATAATAAAATGTACTATTTGTATATTGAAATTCATTTTCTAATTTAATATATTCAGGAACAAGTATATCTTTTTTATATAAAAATTTTGGATTAAATATATAACCATGCCCTCCACCATCTCCATTAAGTCGAGTAAAATATGTAAATGTAGTATAGTTATAAGAATTAGTATTCTGACTTCTAGCTTTTCCTCCTATACCTGCATCAAGTATAGTTCTATTAAAATCATCTCTTTCAGCTCTAACAAAATAATGACCTACAATATCAGGATGTGGATATTCTACATTAGTAAATTTAATTCCTAATAGTTTAAGTGTAGTGTTATTTACATAATTTTGATATGCAAAATTAATACTATAAGTAACAGTAAATTCAGCACCCCAACTAGTAATCATTGTACCACTAAATGCTACATTACTAAAAATATCATTAGGGTCATTTCCTGGTTCTGTAACTACTGTAAAAGTATATGATGATTCATATAAATCTGATTCTGAAATACTTGTAGTTACAGGAGTTTGTGTAGTTGGAGGAGGTATATTATAATCATAAGTAGTAGTTAAATCAATAGCATTTCCAGGGTCAGGCCACACAAACCCATCATTTAAAGTAACTGTAACTGATAAATTATAAAATGAATTTATTGAGTTATCATTATCTACATGGTGTTCTAAAGTACGAGAAGGAAACCTATGATGTCTTACAGGTGTACTAACAAGTGGATTACCACATATATCTTCTCCCCAATAATCTCCTGATGCACAAGAATCTATATTTTCATAAACACTTCCAAAACATTCCCAATATGCCATTTGTCCTTCAACACCAGGATTAGTTGCAAGAGCAGTTTCATATACTCTCCAAGTTTCTACTTTAGGAATTAATCCATCATTATACTGAGTTTCTTGACTTAATGGTACAATATGTTCTATATTATGAGTCCAAGTATTAATTAAACTATCATCATTTGTAGGTTCACAATTACCTGTATTCCAATTCCATCTTTGATTTTTAGGTGGTCCAGGAATATGATAAACAGGAGATTCAAATCCATCAGCAAATACATAAACTATACCCATAGCATATACTTCACCACCCATAAATCCAATAACTTCATTAGGAGATATAGGATTTTTAGGATTACCTACTTCACTAATATCTGTATCACCTATTTCTTTTACAATATAACGAGAATGTATTTTAGATGCATATTGTTGAAATCCACAAAAGTTTACTTGTTTACCTTTTGTATTAGCAAGTAATAATTTATTTTCTAATTGCTCTAAGTGTCTAGCAAGTTCAATATCAATTTTACCTGGTTTAATTTCCTCAACAGATATTTCTGTATAACCATTTATTCCTCCATCATATATAAATGTAGTTTGGTCAATAGGTATATTAGGAGATACTAAACACTTGTTTACTAATCCTGTAAATTGAGTTGCATGAATTGCAGCAATTCTATAATAAGTAAAGTCAGGGTCTAAATTAGATAAATTAATTTGTATTGATTTATTTGTTTTAGCTGTAACACCTCCTACTCCATCATATTCTAATTGAGATGAACCATTGATATTATTATAAGTTGAAAAAATATTATCATGGTAAATATTAACAGGTCTTGAAGTTATAATCCAATTAGTAGGATTACCACTTTCATTAAGTAGTTGAATAGCAAAATTATATGAACCTGCTTCTAATTGACCACCAGTATTTAAAACTTCTATTTCAGAAAAACAAGGAATTTGAAATGGTTGAATTAAATTAAATTTAACACAATTCCATTTTTCACCTACAAATGGGCCAATAGGATTATCTAACCAAGCTAAATATGCATCACTATAATAATCTTCTAATTTATTAAGATTAACTTGTCTTACAGAATTTAACCCATCTGTAAAATAAATTACTTTTTCACAACCTCTTCTTATTCTATAAGTTGCATCTATCTGATATTCAATACTAAATCCTAAACATTCAGAATTTACTATTTGAATGTACTCACAATTCTTTACTGTACCTATTTCACTATTAGTTCCATTAGTACTAAAGATAACTATCTCATTATCTTTGGTATAAACTTTACCTATTCTATAATATCCATTAGGAAGAGTATAACATTCCTCATTTCCTTTTTCATTAGATAACATTGTTCTGTTACCTTCACTTGTTTCATTGACAGCATTAAGTGCATATCTATATGATTCTTTAGGTTGGTCAACAGGATTAACATCCTGCATCATACCTTTATGTGGTCTATTTACATTGTTATCCATTAGATATAAGAATTATAATATCCTCTAAAATAGTTTCTAAAGTCAGGGTCATTAAATTTACGAGATTCTGGTCTAGACATTTTACCAAAAAATCCATAGTACCTATTCATACGAGGTAACATATATTGTCTTTGTTCAAGAATGTTCTGCCATTGGTCAACACCTTTAGGCATCATAGCTCTATTACGAGCTTGTTTACAATACCAATGCCAATCCTGTTCTGCTTTTTGTAATTTACCTACTGACCCATCTCTATTGGCATAAAACTCTCTTTCCATTAACTTCATTACTACATATTTAGTAATAGCAGTAGTGTAAGCATAATGGTCAGGTATCATTGGGTAACCTTGGTCATCAACAACTTGTCTTACATGAGATAATACTATCTGACCTTTCTCAAAAGAAAATCTAATAGTATCTCCATTTATAATAGTGTATTCATCAAACACTCCTGAACCTGCATTATATAATTTATCCTGGTCAGGATTAGAACATACAAGTGAATTAAAAAATGTATGGTTAGCAAGTCTTATAACTGAAAAACATTTGTTGTACAAATAAGATGAAGCATAATATCCTACCTCATCTCTTAAATCAAAATATGGTCTATAATATGCTAAGTCATATTCTTGTAATGGTTTTCCATCACAATCAATAGGTACAGGTATAGCTGCAGGAAGTGGTGCTAAAGATGAAACTTCTTCAGATAAGTTAAGTACATCAGATGGACAAAGACCACATTCTCTTATATCATCCCAACATATATTTCTTACTACCTGTACAATAGCATGAAGTCCATTAGGAAGAGAAGCCTGATGATTTCTTACTTCTATAAATGCAACTGCTTCTTCATAAAGAGTAATGGCACCAATAGCTTCTAAAGCTTCAGCAGTCCATTCAATAACATCTGATTCATTTATATTTTCTAATGAACCAAAATCTCTTCTAAGTTTACCAAGTATTCTATTTACAGATACATAGGGTGTAACTTCATTACTCATAATTTACGTTCTTTTAAAGCTTTTAATGATTTAGTATGTAAAGCATCTCTTCCTTCAAGTATTAGATATTCAGTTCCATTTATTATTCTTTTAGCCAACTCTCTTTTACTTTCTCTATTAGGACAATAAGTATAAAAATATTTATTACCTAATGTTACTGCTGTTCTTGACCACATAAATCTATATCCTATACCATCACTATGCTCATTAAAATTATATATTTTCTTTTGTTGTAGTTTAGATTTCTCACAGGATTCCCATAACTTTTTAGTTTCTGTCCAGTTAATTGATAACCCTGATATTCCCCAATCAGTAACTTTTATATTTCTTTTTTTACCTACTACTTGTACTGCCCCAAGTTTGCCTGGCAAATAAACTGTTTCACCTTTTAAGATAGATTCCATTATAAAATCATTGAATCCATTTAACAATTTAAGATATTCAGGCTTAGTAAGTTTTCTTTTAAATTCTGATTTCTTAAAATAATTCTTGTATGCTGTCTGTATTGATTCTAATACCTTTCCTTTACTCATTGTTACTTAGTTGTTTGTTCTGGATTATCTTTTGTATTATTAGATGAATCTTCTTGTGCTTGATTAAACATAGCTATAAGTTCTTGAGTACTTAATTCAATAGCTGCATCTAACATTGAGTTATCTAAATGAAACTCTTTATCAAATACAGATTCACAAGAATCTACTACAGGACAATACATTGGATAAGTATATCCTTCTATTGGGTCTTCTAATAGTATTTCTATTCTAATTACTTCTGCATCATTCTTTGCAGTAACATAAAGATACTCACCTGAAATAAAATAATCAGGTTTATGAGAAGTATATTTATCAAACTGTTTATACTTTTTATCTTGCCAGGTTAGTTCAGAATACACTACATTACCATCTAAAGATGTAACACTTTTAATAATGTGTCCACTTATACCTGATATTGGTTTAGGAAGTGGATATTTAGTTTTAAATATACAACATCCAAGAGGAGGAATACAAGGACATTCTGATATAGGTGCTTTTACAAGTTCTACACAAGGCAATACCTGATAGTTAATACTTGCAATGAATTGTCTTTTATTTACTTTTTCATAAAGTAATCTTCCTCTAGTAGATTTAAGTTTGCTGTAAATATGTCTTGAACTTAATCTGCTATCATCAGACTTAACACCTTTAGAATATAAAGCTTGTATTCTTTGTATGACTTCTTTAATTAACATTGTTGTAAGTAATCTTTTAATATAGTAGTAAAATCATTACAATTTCTCAGTTCATAAGTTCCATCTGTTCTTAACCAAATTATTAGTCTTTGTTTAGCATACAATTCTATTTCTTCTAAGAGTATTTGATAATAACTCAATTGAATTTGATACTTACAATAAGGAGTATTTGGAGTATAACTAAATGGTTCTAAAAGATAACCATACTGTTTATCTAAATCATAATTAGTTTTGTAATCAGCAATAACTATTTCTCCAAGTTCATTATCCCATAACAATAAATCTGATGTACCAGCGTAATTATACTTTTCAGAATACATTTTAAGTTCAGTAGTTAATACTGTATATTTACCTGATAATATATTCTCATGTATAAATTTCTTAACAGCTTCTTCTTGTCTGCAATTTGGAATTAACTCATTATCAACAATATAGTTTTCTGCAAACAAGTGCACTTTAGTTCCTTGGTGTGCTGCTTTTTCTCTTTTGTTTTTCCACTCTAAAAGTATCTCACTTGGTTTAACTTGTAACTTTCTTGCTGTATTTCCTGCAGCTTCTTTTTCATTAAAATCAGGAGTATGTTGTTTAATCATTCCTGTTGTAGAAGTAAGCAATTTATTTTTTACTTTGTACAAGTGTCTTCCTTCTTCAAATTCTAAATCTAAAAATGCATTTTGCAATTTAAATTGAACATCGTTTAAGTTTAACATAAAAAGATATTTGTTAATTTTAACAAATATCTTAATTTTTATTCATAGTTTCAACTTAATCTTAATTATTCTTTTCTAATCTTTCAACTAATGTAAGTAACTTTTTCATTAATGCTGTATTGTTTTCTATAACGTGATTATTAGAACTAACTGTATCTAATAATGTTTTTCTGTCTTCTGAAACATATTTTAAAAGTTGGTCTTCTATTTCTTTTAAACGAGTTTCATTCTTTTTATGAAGAACAAAAAACTGTTTACCCATAAAGTAAATAATACCAATCATAATAATAGCAAATACACCTAGTATGCCATAGTTAGTTAAATAGCTTATCTCTTGGGGTACTTGTAACAATAAGGATTTCATTTAGTTTTGAAATTTATTATGTGATTTAAACTCAACTACCGGCAAATGCTTTACCCACCAACAGTCTATATTTTTGTTTTCAAATATTTGGTGCAATGGCAAAATCCAATTTTCTTCTGCATCTAATACAGGAGTAAATGGCTTATATTCATCGTAAAACTTATCAGACAAATATAATCTTTCTTCTTCATCTAATATACCGCCTAACATAATTAAAATTTTTATTATGGATGTAATGGAGGTTCAGGTTTAGGTATATATTCAATCAAAGGCAAATCTTTGACCCATTGGAACTCAGGAGTTACACATTGGTCAATCTCTTCAACTGAAATTATCCAATCGTCATTTGCATCCTGTATTGGGTTGAAATAGCTGTCTTCATCATATAATTGACCGACAAGGTCATTTTTTTGTGATTCTGTTAAAAGTCCTACGTATATCATACTTGTCTACCTAAAGTTGTTTGGAATGTTTGTATAGCTGTATAATAATTTGTCATTTCAGACGATAACAAAGGTTCACCATAAAATGCAAATGCCATTTGTTGTGTGCTAAAATTAGTAATACTGCCTAAATCATTATATGCACCAAGTGAAAATGTATTTACAGTTTCAGGACTTGAACTGCTTGCAGTTGTAGAACCAACTAAAATTGTTGAATTATTATTTACATACCATTGTGTTGCTGTACTTCTTGAATGACCAATTAAACCTGTAACCCCACTAATATTTTCATTCCTATTTCCTGACCTAATATTTGAAGTAGTAGGCAATGAATTAGTTACTCTAATCCAATAAATACCATTTCTCAATCCTGTTGATGCTTCAGTAGTATTTACTGCAAAAGTTGGATTTGTTCTTAAATAAACTCCATAAGATTGTAAACCTGTTGTTGTTACATCATCTGTATTAAAAAATGTATTAGCGTAACCATTTGTACCATTTGGTAATGCACCATTAGCACTATGTGTCCAACCACCATTAAATACCAACCTAAACGCTGCATTAGTATCTAAAGGATTTTTTAGGTTAAACTTGTGAGTAGTAGCAGTACCACCAACAAATGGATATATAGCTTTCATCTTAGTCCAAATACCATAGCCTTTCATATCAATTACTAATGTATTGATAGCATTTTTCTGAGTGTTATCTGTTATGCCTGCTGCCGTAATAAAAGTCTGTGCATCAGGGTCAAAAGATGACTTAGCTTTTATATAAGTTCCTATTTTAGAACTTGTATTTCCTGCTTTTATATATGCTTTCATCTATGCTTTAGTAATGTTTAAGTTAATAACTGCTGCTGTATTTACTGTAACTGTTATCTTGCTACCTACTGCAATAGTATTTGTAAGTGTATAAGCTGCCCCATCATCAAGTATTGTAGTAGTAGGACTATTTAAAATATTGCTTATTGTGTTAATCTTTAAAGCATAAGGTGCATAAAAATCTACAGTAAGTGCATCCATTAACTCAATTGTATAAAGAATATTTGTTGACTCCCAAACAGCAGCACCTGTAGTATTATCAGTACATGTATAAGTATCTCCATTATCTAAAGACCATTTACTACCAACTAAATAACCTAATGTTACATCATCAGTTACTGTAGGAGTTATATTAAAGTTATATAAAGACCATCTGATGTAGATGCCATTACCATCCATTACATACAATCTCCCTGCTTCCCACTTTAACTCATAACCAACAGCACAAATCTGAGCAATACCTTTACTTCCACCAAGCAATGCATCTATAGTACCTTCTCTGAGTCTTGAGCTATTATTAAACAAAACACCTTGTGTTGTATCAAACTGTATATCATTTGGTCCTGATGTATTACCATTTCCTAATACAGTTTCTAAATCACTAGAACCACTTCCTGCTTCATAGTAATCAAAATTTCCAGTAAATGGATTTAATTTATATGGCATAGTATTATGTTTATTATCTGATTTCTCTAAATTTTACTGCTCCTCTACATGCTTGTGTTCCACTTAAACTTTTCATAATTAAAGTAATTGTACCTAATGTTCTATGTGCACCTGCTTGATTTAATGTAATTGGATATCTTGAATTGATTGCAGTATTAGTAACTGACTTTACACTTCCACTTGCAGGAACCCATCCACCATCTATTTTAACTGCATAAGCACCACTTAGTGTACCAGCTGTATTATATTCTGTACTTGAATAAGAAGCACTAACATCATTAAATGTAGTAGTACCTGTTAAATCTTGACCAATTACTAAATGCCATTCTACAGGTTGATTTCCTCCATTATAAACTTCAACATCAATAAATGATACCCTTGACCTATTAGTTAATCCATTAAATAAGAGTTTAGGTCTTAAAGTTAATATATGAGTATTAGATGTTAAAACATTTACAGAACCACTCATTTGTTGAAATGTATATCCAAACTGATTAACATCATCAGTACCTCCTTCAGATATTACAGCAGAACAAAGAAAATACATTGAAGTAGTTGCTGTTGCAGTACATGTCATTCCACATCTTACTGGTAAACTTGCATAAGCCAAATAAGGATGCAATATAAGATTTGAATGAACAAATTCATGTGCATACACAATAACACCATCAATATCAAAACCTATTCTTACTCTACCTGCATACAATGCTTGTAAATCTATTACAAGTATTTGAACTTTATCTGTTGCTAATGTAACACCACTTGGACCAGTACCATCTAATTTATCTAAATTCCATTCTGATTGTAACTTAGTAATATTACCTTGTGATGTACTTGAATACAAAGTAAACTGTTTTTGTGAACCATCTAATTGATATTCTATACCATTAATACCATCAGAGTAACCTGCAAACTTTAAAACATTTGATACTCCCTCAACAAAATTAAATGTTATAAATATTAATTGTGATTTACCTGGTTGATATGGTAAGTATTCAAAGCTTTGCATATATGCTTTTCCACCTGTGGGAGTAGATAAAAAAGTAATATCTGCATGTCTATTTGTAACATCATGAGATATACTTGCTCCACTTCCATTTGTTATTTGTTCATACAAAAGAGGTACAAGGTCATAAGTCAATTGTGCATTAAATAACGTAAGAGGATTTGAAATTCTTAACCTACTAAATGCATCAAAGTTTGGGGTATCAGAAAAACCAATATTTTGATAACTACCAACATTATCTAGTTTTCCTGTATAGGGATTAATTCTATACATTATGTAGTAGTTATATTTGTACAATTGTTTCCAACATAAGTATAAGTCTGAGTAAATACAAGAGTAGCACCCTCATAGTATTCAGCAACAGTTACATTATTATTAGTATCATAAGTATAATCAATTGAATTACCTGGAGTAGTACTCCAATTAGCATATAATATAGTTGTATATAATAATTGAGTTACTTGTGTAAGTCTATTTATTGCTTCAATAGTAGCTGCACTACTTTCACAAGCACATTGTAATGCTCTATTTATTTGTTTGATATCATCCCTGGTTCCCATCTGTATTTTTATTTTTAAGTTTTTCAATAGTTCTTGAGATAGTATAAACACCCATATCAGCAAACATTGCAAGTAATATAGCTTCAGTAATAAATCCCTCATTACAAGGTTTAGAACTATATAGACAAGTTACAAATGCTATAGTAATTAGTACAGACCATAAAACAGTTCTTACAGGTCTTTGGTAATTCTTTATCAAAATTAATACTTTTTCCATAATTATTTTAATTTTTTAATATTCATCACAATCAATTAAAGTTAATCCTATTATTGAACTTCCACCTGAACCAGTATCACAAGATACATCAGCTTTTAATGTTCCTGAAAAACAAAGAGTACAAACAACATCTTCAGTAACTACAGTAAGTCTTACTTTAATAATTGCATCTATATTTTTAAATGCTCCAGATGTACAAATAGGTATTACTGCTGAATGAGATGGACTTAAACCTATTGAGTTACTTGTATTGTACACTATAGGTGAACTTGTAGTAAGATGTGTAAGAGAACCTATACAAGGATTACAAGGAGAACCTGACATTCCAAAAGGATAGTGGTCAAATAATCCAAGAGATACATTTTGTAATTTATATTCAAATGTTGCAATGTTTGCATAATTTAATCCAAGTGAACCTAAGTTAGTCAATTGAAAATTAATATTATACAAAGCTCGCAGTTTAACTGATAATCCTACAAGTGTATTACTAATGCTTGACACAAACATTGAACTTAAAATATTAATTTCACCAAAGTCTACACAATCAAATCCATCTCCTCCAGGACCTGGGTCAGGTAATGGACAATCAATAGTTATACTATCAGTTGTAGTACAACCATTTGAATCAGTTATAATAACATAAATTTTATCTCCATTATTTACAGATTGACCTGGACTAAAAACACCTGGTGTTATTTGTGTAAAGTTCCCATAAGGACTTCCATTTATACTTCCTGTAACTGAATATGGTGCATTACCACCTGAAGGAGTTAATGTTAATAATGCTTCTCCTGTGTTATTACCTAACCCATCAGTTAAATATTCAACTTCAAAATTAGATAAAATAGTAACTGTTTCACAATCAAATGGACAACCTATAGTTCCTCTTTGTATAAGACTAACAGTTCCTAAACTATCTATTACATAAAATGAAAATGTAGTACCATTAGGTAAGTTTTGACATAAATTTCCACCATCTAAAAGTATAGTACCATTTGGTACACCAACTACTGTGTATGGAGGAGTTCCACCTGATGCTTGAATACATAATGTACCTGTATCATCTTCTTGACATTCATAAGCAGATGATATTAATAATGGGTCATAGTAACAAGTATCGTTATCTATTATAGCAATTGGATTATAGTTAACTGCATTAGGGTCTGTACAACCAGGAGTATATCGAATTTTATCATCCCAACTTCCTGTACACTTATCAGTATCAGTAACAACAACTTCTACATCACCCCCTACTGAACCACTAAATAATAATATTGGTTCTAATGTCAATACATTAGCTACACTAGATACTAATTGAAAAACACTTGTATCATAAGTCCAACTATAAGAAATAGGCAATACAGCATTTGTTACACTAGCTGTAAATACAAAGTTATTATTTACTATAGTAACAACTACATTAACTACAATATTACATACAACTGTACTTGATGCTTCACTACTTGTACATGGAAGATTAGAACCTTTTAAACAAGATAAATCAATAGGTGTACAATCTAATCTGTTAAGATAAGACTTGATAAAATTTTCATTAGATGTATCATCAGAGCAAAGCATTCCAAATTTTCTTTGGAGTACTCTATTATACATTTCTTTGACTATGTTACAGTTCCATTTCATATTAGCAACCACAATTAGCACATGATTCATTAGTACCTAACTCAGAGCACAATTTATTAAATATTGTGCACAATTCCTCACAATTACATCCACAATTTGAACCTTCAGTTAAAGCATAATGTAGAAGAAATATATTAGTAGCTGTTTTATTACAGTTTAATATTTCTTCTAACTTGGTAGATACTTTACATTTAGTTTGACAATCAAAAAAGAAACAATTTGATTCAGTAATTATATATCCATCAGTACTCTTAAAAGTAAGTGTAAATGAATAAATCCCATCAATAAAATTCATCAATGAA